ATGGTTACTACTAAAGACACGCCCTTAAATAAAATCAACAGTGTTAATGGTTATTTGCGTTTGATTTTTGATCAGAACAAGTTGATGAATGATACTGATATAAGTATAGATGACGATGAAAAAGAAGATTTTGCAGTAACTTGTTATCGTGGGCAATCAAAGTCAGAATGGTTGCTTCAACCTTCAATATCCAGAGGGTATAAGGATAATGCTGAGAATGAAATATTTAGAGAGTTAATGCTGGAAGCTCCAAACGAATTTAATAATGACAGATTTATGTTTGACAAATTAGTAAGGGCGCAGCATTACGGATTACCCACAAGATTGGTGGATGTATCATTAAATCCGCTGGTGGCATTATATTTTGCCTGTTGCGAATTTAAAGGGGGAAAAGAAGAGTTAGCAGATGGTAAGGTATATATAATAAGCTTTAAGTCTTCGCGGGTTAAATTTTCCGATAGCGATACAATTAGTCTGATTAGTAACCTTACACGCTTGTCTGATGAGGAAAAAAAAGCTCTTAAAGAAAAACAAAACTTCGCAGTTGCTAACTTTAGAAAGCTTGATGAAATTAAACGATTGTTAGGATTCATTAAAGGCGAAAAACCTTATTTCACCAATGAAGTTAAACGGTCAGATTTATTTAGGTATTTTTTTGTTTATCCTACAAAAAACAACAGGCGTGTTATAGCTCAGTCCGGCGCTTTCATGACGGCTGGACTATTAAAATACGATTCACCTCAAAGCTCAAATGGATTAAAAATCAATCAAATCCTCATACCTGGTGCCAGTAAGTCAAAAATATTAGAAGAATTAGATAAACTAAATATAAATTCTAGAAGCTTGTTTCCAGAAATTGAATCAGCATCCAAATATATTAAAGCCAAGTATGTTGTTCCTTCATCAATGGAAGATGAGAACTTATAAAGAGCTTTATTTTCTACAACCCTAGGACGAAAATTCAAATTATAGCCGTAATGCTTATTTTTCCCGCCTTGTGCGGGTTTTCGCGTTTTGCCCGATGGATGGGCTTTTGTTTGAGTTCCTGCCGCAGAGTCGTCCCATTCCAGGGGGCTTTTTAGTATGTACTTTCGTGAGCTGAACGATACAGGGGTATGAGAAATTAGCGACGCTGATTTTACAGATAACATGTTCCTTCAAGAATTTGAAGCGAACCTGGCGCTGATTGAAAACGGAGAGGATGGCGAGGTCGTTGATGTGGCAGTTGTCGCTGCACTCGTACCAGCAGCACTTCAACAGATGCATCCAAGCGGGCGATACTTCTCAGCAGCAAAAAACATCTGCGACAGGTATCCTTCCTGCCGCGGTCTCTGCTGTTACAGGGCCGACGCCGGGCTTGGAAGCAGACCTAAGTGTTGGCAAAAGATGATGTACACCTCGTTCTTTATGAATGTGCTCTAAGCCACCAGGGAACGGACCCGCGAAATTGAACAGTAGATCGAAGCCTTAAAGAAACAAGCGGTTGAAGCAGGTGCTGATGAATCGCTGTCAATTTAAGGGATAAACAGCATTTTCATTAAATATCACAGGAAAATCAATCAATTAACTACTTTGTTTTTAGCTTCAGGGGCACTATAGGGGCATTAGCATATCCGCCAAAGCGCTGATTCAAAAATGATACCTGATCCCCATCGAGAGCATTTATCCACGCAGAGTATACATGGAAGACCATCTCTGCATTCTCATGACCCATCTGATTCGCTATAAAAGCAGGATTAGCACCTGCCGACAACATCCAGCACGCATATGTATGACGCAGCTGATAGGGGCGTCTGCGGCGAATGCCCGAACGCCTTACTGTAATGTCCCATAGTGACACAATTGAGCTGACTGAATAGTACGCAGCTAGCTTTCCTTTCTGAGGTCGAGGCATAAACACAAAGTGCAATTTCTGCGTTTCCGTTTTCCCGAACTCCCGGTGATGAAAAGTGATTGGTACCTTAGGCGCACTCCCCGTAAGCTCCTTTTGAGCTCGCAAAGCCTCCAGAGCCGGCTCCAGTAACTTTATCGTCCGGTATCCTGCTTCGGTTTTGGGTGGTCCAAACAATCCTTCCTGAGTAAGATTGCGCGCAATGTTAGCTTCGCCGGAGTTAAGATCGATATCCTCCCAGGCAAGAGCGCAAAGCTCACCGGGCCGAACGCCGGTGTAAGCAAAAAATTGCCACATGTTTTTTTGCTGAGCCGGAGCTGTCTCTTTCAACTGCTCAAACTCATGCCTCAGAAGCGGATCTGGTTTTGTTTGCCCTTTGCGAAGCCTTTTTATCCCGACATATGGTTGAAATGAAATGACTTTATTTGTAACAGCATAGTCGAGGATTTGCCGCAGGATGGCCAGATAATAATCTACCGTTCTAACGGCGCGGCCGGTTTTATTTCTCCTCTTCTCGGGAGCATAGTTAGTCTCGCCAGTCAGTAATTCCTTTCTCCAGCCCAGAATGTCGCTGTTGGTGATGGATGCAACTAGCGTTTCAGGGCCGATTAGTTTTGTTAACGTTCTTACAGCTATCCCATAGCTTCTTGTCGCATTGGGTGAGAGATCAATTTTATGGTTTTCATACCAGGTTGATGCAAGTTCGGCGAACGTCGTAATGTTTTTAGATGTATAAAACTTTGCTGCTACCTTTGACTCCGGAAACACGCCCCGGTAGTCAAAAGTGCCCAGCTGAATCTCGCTAACAATTTTGGCTCTTAGATTCCCAGCTTTTTTAATATTTGAAGAATTTACGATCCATCCCTTCAATGTTTCTCGACATCTAACACCCTGAAACTTGAAACTTATTCGTATTTTATTGTTGTGGATCTCAACACCCGTTGGCATTGCAGCCATTATGCCTCCTTCACAAACCTGTTAATGTTTGGGATGTTGTACCAAACAAGTCCTCGCTCTTCGGAGCTGCTTCCATCCAATGGGATTCTCTTAAAATGAACACCTTCGACCCAGAGAGTTTGGCGATAGCTTTTAATCTGACGATCTGTGAGGCCTGTCTTCTCTTTTAGTTTTGAAGCAACGCCCCATTCAGAATCGTAAATTACCTGCGACATGTTTCACCTCAGGTAACCGGCACGAGTATATAAGTGCCGGTGTTATGACATTGATAAATCGTTATCAGGCAACCTGCCCGGGAAGATTGCGCAGCCGGCGCGCACTGTTCATGGCTGTCGCGACGTAGCTGGCCCGGCGGTTAACAACTTCCACGGTGACCTTTATTCCATCCACCACTACGGTGTAGGTGGTCTTGGTCTTCTGCCTTCCGAATTCACCGTAAATTTCCACATGCTTCGCCAGTGCTGCCTCACATGCCCGGCGTGCTAGTGCCGATTGTTTGCTTCGGTTAATCAGTTGCATATCGTTATCGGGAGGGCGGAACCTCCCGCCTCCCTTAAGCCACGTATTCCGGTTTCATATCAACAAGGTTATTGAGATAGCCCTGATACAACTCATCGCCAAGGCGAGGCTTAAGGAATTCCAGCTTCTTCTCTACATCTGCAAAGGCGGATTTCGCCTCTTCGCTTCCTGGTTTTGGTAGCCCATTAATAAGGTCCTGGATCTTGTTGATGGCGTTAATCTGATGGAAACGACCGAGGGCTTTATTTTTAAGCTCTGTATGTAGGTTTGCACCCAGCTCATTTTTTAACGCGTCGATCCTGGAGCCTATATCCTTGGCCTCTGCTGCAACCTCCGCAGAAGAGATTTGCTGGCGGAATTCTTCGGCAATAATTTCTGCATCAAAACTGCTTTCCTGATCGGCTACCTGTCCTTCACTACGCTCAATCAATGGTGAACCGGAAGCTACAGGGGTGATGTCTTTCTCTCTCTGCCAGACCATTTCCGTTCCGCGCTCGAGCATCTCCATAATTTCCGAGTTATTCGGCAGGCGGCGGCAGAGGCGGTGTGCAGCTGATTTGCGCGCCATGGATTCATACCAGTCGACCCATGGACCTTTATCGCTGCTCTTGCTGGCAGCGCGTACTTTGGCTATATCGTCAAGGTTCAGCCATTCGAACTGAAATTCCCCTGTTTTCATTCGGGCATATGCTACCGCCCCGATCATCTCGCCCCGGGCCCCTAGTGTTGGTTCGTAGTGGATATGCTCTCCATTATCATCAAGCCAGACGCGAAATTTATCGTTCTCGTAAACTGCACGAGCTGCAATAATCGATATCTCGCCCGACTGACGGGCACGTTTTAAAACGCCATCAATCATCGGCATATATTGCGCGATTAGTTTCCAGTCGCCGTTTGCCTGTTTTTTCTTGTAGACCACCATTGCGGCTTCGCGGTTATCTGGAATAAGCCCGTCTTTCGCGCAAGCTGTAAGAGCATTAATAACGGACTGACGATCGGCGTTATACAGATCATTGTTAGCAGCCAGAGCCACTGCTGCGGCGTTAGTAAATCGGTCGAAGCTGACATGCGCAGGCAGCAATGACTGAACCGGAACAAGTTCACGATCAAGGTTTGCTTTTATATCAATGAGCATATTAGACATATTGTTTATCCTTATTCCGCATCCAGTGCTTCAAGACGACGAGTGTCATAATCATTCAGGTCGTCGGTGTAGGCTTCAGTGATTGGCGCAGGCCAGTAGCCTGTTTCCATCGCTTCTTCAATCTGGCGCAGTGCCCTGCGATATTCTTTGCGACCAAGTTCCAGCAGCATGGGGGAAGCGTCCACCACAGCTACCCAGTGGTAACCAGGGTCTTTGTTCACGAAGATCCAGGTGAATTTATCCAGTCCTGCAATATCGCAATACATCGCTGCGCTTAGGTGGTAATCGCGGTCGATAATTTCACGATGAAGCCGATCTTTCAGTTTGTCCTGGCGCACATACCCAAGACTTACCGTTTTCAGGTCAGCGCAAATGCTTTCGTAAGGGAGGCGAATCTCTATGTCAGGACGTACGCGCACCTCAAGCCCGGTCTCTTCATCGAACCCGAAATAACTGACCTCGGATTGTCTGGCTGGATGGTTTAACAGGCGGCTGGCATCTTTATTGGCCTGAAGAGCATCATTGATATTTTTTATCTGCTCATACATCTCTAAGCTTATCGTCTCTTTACCAGCATTTGCCTCTTCCTGCTGTTTATACCAATCATCAGCAAAGACTACGTCAGGACGGATCGTGCGAACGATCTCAGTCAGTTGCTCTTTAGCGCCACTGACGTTGTAAGGGATAAACTTTGCGCGCTCCTGTTCAGCGAACTCAGGTGCTACAGTTGCTATCTGATCCAGCAACTGGTCACGAGTGCCGCTGGTTTTAAGTATCGGTTCCAGGCTGGCATTGTATTCTTTGATACATGCTTTCATTGCTGTCGCGGTTGGTTTGGTTTCCGCTGGTATCCGCTGAAATTCTTCCGGAAGAGACATGTATGAATTAGCGATCTCGTCGGCACCTGCACTCACTGAAAGCGGAGGCGTGAGGTTGCCGTTGTATTCTTCAATCCATGCCTTAAGTTCGTCCGGGGTCATTAAAGCAGGCAGAGTTGCGTTGTATTCTTTGATGAGTGCAACCATTTCACCAGTCGTGGATACGACGCCTTCCGGCATTTTTTCTGGAAGAACGTAGTCATCTGCAAATTTTTCTGGTTCCAGCACCAAACTGTGTGTGGCGCGACCAAAAATGAAAGCCGGGTTATCCTGCTGGGAAATGGTTTTTGCAACGTGACGCGCATTGAAGTACATCAGCGATACGCGCGCATCTTTCACCTGGGTTGAGCTGATGCCGTTGGCGGCGTGGTAAACCTCGTTCGGAAGACCTTCATAGCGGCCTGGCTCGAAATATGCAGGATATTCAACAGCTGGTTCTTCCTGATGCACGTCTGGTTCGTTTTGTGCCGATTCTGGCTCGTTCTGGTCTACTGAATCAGGAATTTGGGTTGCATCATCCCGATCCTGGCTGGCTAGACTCGGCGCGCTGGTGGCCAGAATCTCAGCGGCAGACGGCTCTACAGTAGCTGGTTCCTCACCAGTGTCAGTACTGCTTTCACCTGACTGCAATACGACTTTGCCCGGTGATAGCGCATCACAAGTCGGTTCTTCATTACTGTTATTCTCTTGAACCTGCACATTGCTGGTGGTCTCCACTTCCGTTTTTTCTACTTCATTTGAGGCGCTCTGGTTGAGCAGGCCTTCAATGGAAAACATGCCGTTGCCCATACTTGTGATTTCCGGCTGCTCTTTCATTTCCTCAGCGCGGCGCGCACCTTCTTCACGAATCCGTTGTAAATTCTCTTCGTGAGTAGTGGTGGCCATACGGTGGGTTTTTTCCCATTTCGGATCTGTTGGGTCGCTAATACCCTCGACAAATTCTCCACGTCCGGCTGCCAGCTGCTTGTCCACGTCTTCACGGGAAATAACTGGGGCGGCAGAAGGCAGCGGCATTAACTCGGTCGTGGAGTTGAAATTTGTGGTCATTGTTCGATTAACAAATTCCAGATGAGCAGCAGGGGTCTTGTGGATGTTCTCAGGAGCGATACGCACGAGATTGAAGATTGCTGTGCGGTTCACTGCCAGCACCCCCGGTTGATTACGCAGGATGTTGCTCCACGATTTCCACGGTTCCTCTTTTTTAGCGACGATCTCCTTCGCGCGGCGCAGCACGCTGCCTGGTATTTCGTGTGGGTTGAAATCCATGGGAAGTAGGGCACAGGCAATTTCAAGATCAAGGGAATCAAGCGTATGGTGCGCTCCCTCGCCGCGGTCCGTTTTATAACCCCCGTCGGCATTAGTACCCGAGTCAGTACGCTGCACAGCGCTGATGCGGTTACCTTTGGCCCATTCTTTTGTCAAAATTCCGCGATCGAGATGTGACGTTTCTGCCCAAACTTGCGTGAACTTCAAAATCAGTGAGAGCTCGTGACGTTTCTCCATATCGAAAACGTCTCTGACGGCTCTGGTGTATTTCCACAGAAATGGAATATCCAGAGTCTGGATCTTTTCTACGCTTGCGGCTGCCAGCAGCAGGTTCTGGACGTACCCGTTATCAGTGTCCATTTCCAGCGTGCTTATTTCCTGATATTCCGTCTGCGTGAGATGGTAGCGAAGTTCATCCGACGTAAGCTGCGACAACAGCTGCTTACGGAACGACATCTGCACGATTGGGTAGCGGGTGTTTTCGTCGTCGCCTTCGTCAATCTTCAGATCAGAATTGGTCGGAGGAACTGCATCAGCCTCGTTAAAAGCCTGTTCATCGACGATTTCACCAGTAGACGTGTCAACGCCATTAACGACCGTGGCTTCGGCCATTTCCGCTTTTTGTATTGCAGGATGTTCGGGCAGAGAAACCCCAGGGATCTGCTCCCAGTTCATTTTGCCTTTATCGAGCTGATAATAATCACAGAAGGTAAAACTGATTTCTCCTTCCGGTGGAAGTTCGTTAACAACAGGGAAATTAGTTGCGACCGCTTTGTAATAGTCTTTAAATTTGCGGCCGGACTTAAGCAGTAAATAATCCAGGGTAGCATTAGCGGTTTCAAAGTCTTCGCTGCACCATAAAACTGCATCAGGCTGACCAGATTGTTTTTTTGCTCTTCGAACAAGAAATACTGGGTTCGTGTTACTCATGACACATAATCCTCTTATCGTGTAGACTGGAGGTGCCTGAAAGACACCTCGTATTTACCTGGGGAAGTCCGGTTCGCTTTGGTCGGTGAGACCGGACAGGCAGGCCCACTTCGGTGGGCTTTTTAATGGACAGTGATGAATGCACGCTCCATGAAGTTGCGCTTGTGCTGGCGATAGCTGCCGTGCCCGCTCATTTCACCTTCTTTTATTTTCACGACTAGCAGGCTAATAGCCTCGATAGCGCAGTGCGGACAATCGAACGAGTCAAGAACATAACCGCCATCAAGTACAACGGTTGTTTCACCGTTTTCAGTAGTATGAATCAGGCCAGAAACTTTCTTGTCGCAGTTGAATAAAGCGATGCTTTTGTTAACTGCTTTCAGATTTAATTCGACTTTTAAGATTTCCATAAAATATTCCTTTTGGTTTATTCAGGGTGTAAGAATCCACGCCAAATAAATGGCGAATTTTACTTTTCAAATTAAAGGGCTGTTAATTACGCTTCGTGTGCCATCTGGTCTTTTTCAGCACACTGTTTTGAGCAATACTCTTTTTCTTTACGGGCAAGATTATTGCCACAAAAATAAAGCAAGGTGCGTTTAACTTCTTTCCCCGCCTCAACGGGCTTTCGGCAGTATCCGCATTCTTTCTTCATTTCCGCTCCTTACAGGCTTGCCGGGATCTCGCCGTTACGAATAATTTCCTCGACAGGCCAGCACTCACCATTCACGTTTTGCTCAACAGCAGCTGCCTGGCACTGTTGCTGGCTGTCATAGACATCGATAACTACATTTTGCGATTCACCGTTGAGGGAAATAACCGTCAGAACCAGTGCGAATAAAGTGTTCATTACGGATTTCCTTTTTGAGCCAGTATGTAACAAATCTGGCGGATTCTGACTGTAATCCAGTTGAGGCGAACGGCCTGCTGCTGTGCTGGTTTGCGTGCAAAATCAATCATCTCATCCTCTTTGCCTTGTCGCCGGCCAGCGGAACGTTTATTACCTGACAACGATGCGCATGTTGTCGATGAACTGAAGAGTACAACCAAAGGTTCGATAAGTAAAGCCTAAATGGAACTATAAGTTCTATCTGGGGGTAAAAAAAGACACCTTAGAGGTGTCATGTTTTTGTACTAAGCCGGAATGGGGCTATTTCTTGAGATCGTTCATGATGTCGTAGACATCATTCTTGAGTAAGTCCATTTCTTTCACCACACCCCTGGTGTGGATGATCAAACGGAGCTTTTCAGCTTCAGGCAACTGATTAAAGAGAGATAACAGGGTTTGTTCCTGTTCATCAAGAACGCGAGGTAATGTCGGAAGCTCTTCTCCATTCTCCCCTTCTGTGCCCGGTTCCATAAAGAACCAGTACTCAGGCCTACCAGTTACGGCTGACAGCCTTTTAAGGCGATCGCCGCTTGCAGCTGCTGCACCATTCGCCCATTTACGCACTGAGGTATGTGAAAGCATCACGCGCCTGGCTAAATCAGCCATGCTCCAGCCGTTTTCCTCCATCACTTGATGGATTCTTTTGGCAAACACAGGGTGAGGAGTTTTATTCATATTTTCATTTTACAACCAATGGTTTTATAGTTCATCAGAACTATTGGTTTGATTTTTGTTGGAACCAAAAGTTTTAAATGTTATTCTCCTGCCACCATAAACGAACACGCAGGTCAACAAATGGATAACCAACTTAAAAACAAAATCAGTAGCCATATGACGCAAGTAGGCATTGGAGAATGCTTTGGCATTTCTTCACAGGCCGTCGGTAAGTGGCTTCGGAAAGGAAAGATACCTCACGGTCGTATTTTGCCACTCTGTCGGATTCTTGAGTGGCAGGTTACACCTCATGAAATCGACCCTGTGGCATATCCAAACCCTACTGACGGCCTTCCACATCAGGAGTCCTGACCATGCACGCCATTTCATATCAACAAAATACCGGATTACATCCGGGGGCGATGATAAATCGCAATCAGCCAAGCGCGGCAGATAAGCATGAACAGATCCGCGATGCCGTTCGTGCCTGGGCCGCGTCAATGGATAACCAGGATGTCGTTGCCGGAATCATCGTTGAGGAATGGGAGCGGCAGGGCGGCGCCGGGCTGGAATTTCCCGAAGACCTAAGCCGTAAGCGTCAGAAACTCTTCCGCTGGCTCGATGGTGATACGGAGTATGCGCGCAAAAACATCAGCCTGCTGTCGCCTGCGATCATCGCCGTTCTACCGCTTGAATTCCGTGGCCGCCTGGTACCTCAGGACTGCTTTATGACGCGCTATGCAGCGATGGAGAAGGAGATCGGCGAAGCGAAACGCGCGGTGATTCTTAGGGCGCCGCAGCACCAGCTGGTGAAAGAGGTGAGAGAGGGCATTGAACACCTGCTGGCGCTTCTGCCTGGGGAGGCTGTTGTTCAGGTTCTGAGTGGTCTCGCAGTCATGGGCCCTGGCGTCATGTGAGGTGTGCAGTGAATCATGTCGAATTTATTGACGTTCGCGAAGAACTTATCCGGCAGGGCTTCACCGCAGCTGTGGCGCAGGGGGGGCATTTCAGGCCGTCGATATGTACAAGCGAATGTCTCAGGCAAGTCGTAAGGGGAGAATTTTCGATGATGTTTTGCGTCACGCGAAGTTATGGGCAGAAAAACAGACAGTGCCGGCCGATCGGTTTGAGTCGAAGCGCATCAAGCGCGGTAAGCAGCAGGGGCTGTTCTAAAAGGGTGAAAGCCGCGGTGAGGGGTCACCAACGGCTTTCGGGTGCAAAAACGGGACGTAATTGCTAGGTCATTATGACAAACGCATGTACTAAACACCAGGCTAAAGGGGCATAGCATGTCAAATGTCGCTTATGCCGATTTTGCGGCACGTAGTGCCATCAGGAGCAACCGGATGGAGAACCAGAAGACCGGATTCATCCCGTTGTACCGGAGCGTACTGAAGAAGCCCTGGGCGAAAGATGTGTTCCTGCGCACGTTGTGGGAGAACCTTCTTTTGGGTGCTGCACGTCAGCCCTACACGGCGAACTTTAAAGGCCGTCAATGGCCCTTACAAACCGGACAACTGGTAACCACAACGGCCGATTTGGGGCTGAAATTATGCGACCGGGAAGGGAAGCCGAGTAGTCGTCACGCCGTGGACAGGATGCTTGATGTTTTCGAGCGCGAAGGAATGATCTCTCGTTCTGGAGAGAAGCGAAAAGGCACTGTGATAACCATCACAAATTATGAGCAATATGCTCAAAAAATAGACGATTTACCCGCGCAATTCCCCGCGCATAACGGCGAGCATTACACCGCGCATGACGAAGCCAGTAGTGCCGCGGCTTGCGAGGGTCATGCCGCGCATTTACCCGCGCATAAGACCGCGCAATTCCCCGCGCATCATGAACAACAATATAATAACAACAATATAAATAATAAGATCTCTTCGTCTCGGAATTCTGAAGAATCCCGAAACGAGGCGACTCAAAAATTCCTCTCTCGTCACCCTGAAGCTGCTGACGGAATTTACACCCCGGCAGGTAAATCATGGGGAACTGCTGACGATCTCAAAGCCGCTCGTTGGATTCATTCTCTGCGCCTAACGGTCAATGCCAGCCTGAGCGAACCGAAATGGGTCGAATGGGCTAACACAATTCGCCTGATGCGCGTCCAGGACAAACGTACGCACTTCGAGATTTGCGATCTGTTCAAGTGGGCCAACAAGGATGATTTCTGGAAAGACAACATCCTGAGCCCGTCAAGTCTGCGCAGGAAGTGGGACGACCTAACTACCAAGCGCCTGCGCAGCGGTGGACAGCCAACGAAGACCACTGCGAAGGGCAAGGTCGATTTCAACAACACAGACTGGATCAACGGGGTGTTCGATGAAAAGTCTTTCTGAGCAGATGGTCAGCATAGACCGTGAAAATTTTGCGCGCATAGCACGCGGCATTCCTGAATTGCGGGATGCGCAGGACACGCCCGCCGAGCAGACCGCTGAAATCTTCAACGCGCTGTTTAGCGCCTTGCGTGCAGCATTCCCGGCCAGCGTGCATAGCTTCAGCGACCAGTCTGAGTTTGACGAACTGCGCCGCCAGTGGGCTTTGGCATTTCGTGAAAACGGGATCACCACCATGGAACAGGTGAATGCCGGGCTGCGCATTGCACGTCGCCAGGAACGCCCGTTCCTGCCGTCGCCAGGTCAGTTCATCGCATGGTGTCGGGAAGGTTATGGCGCTCTCGGTATTACGGTTGACGATGTCATGTCCGAATACTGGCGCTGGCGAAAGCTGGTTTTTCGCTATCCGACCAGTGAGCAATACCCGTGGAGCCAGCCCGTGCTCTATCACATTTGCCTTGAACTGCGCAGACGCGGTACTGACGGCCAGCTCAGCGAGAAAGAACTTGTTCGCGTTGCTGGTGATCTACTCCACGACTGGGAGAAGCGTGTTCTCGATGGGAAACCTGTTCCACCAGTACGCCGGGCACTAACCGCACCAGCTCAGGACCGAGGCCCGACTCCGGCGCAGATGCTGATGGCGAAATACAAACAGCGAAAAGACGCTGGACTGATTTGAGAGGAAATCACATGGAAACCTTAATTCAGGTACTGGAAAAAATGGGGCGGGCGACATACCGCGAAGTTGCTGACCGTCTTGAAATCGACCCGGTTGATGCGCTCACCATGTTACGTGAGCAGCGTGATCAGGGGTTATGCGATTTTGGAGACGGCGGCTGGTTCCTCGGTACCGTGAAAGGTCAGTCTCAGCAGTCAACGCCAAAGGCACCTGTTCATCCGGCGCCGCGTCTGAAAGGTGAGGAGCCGGAACCCGTTGATCCTGCCGTCGTCCGACAGCACCTGCGTGAGCAGGGGACAATGACGACCGCTTCGCTGGCCGCGGCCGTCAATCGCAATGCCCGCGGAATGGTCTCTGTTCTTCGCGCGCTGGAGCGACAGGGTGTTGTGGTGAAGAACGGGAAGGGCAAAGGCGTTACCTGGTCCCTTGCTGTTGTTAAAGAACCCGTTAAGCAAGAGCCGGTACCGGAGGCACCTGCCGCGCCGGAAGAAGCGAAACCGGTAGAACAGATCGTGAGTGAAATCCCCTCGTTCACCGAAGGGCGCGCCGCAGTCGAAGCGGTACCAGCGGTGCGGGACATTTCTCGTGAAATCCGCCGCACCAGAAACAAGCTGGAGCAACTGACCAAACTGCGTGACGCGGTTCGTGTTATTGGTCGCCACAGAAATCTCGTGCAGCAGCTGACAGGGAGGGAATAACCGATGGACAGAAAGAAAACCGACAAAGAACGCGCCCTGATTATCAACCAGATTATCGAACTGGTGAAGGAGCAGGGCCGCATCACCACGAATGACGTCGTTGCGATGTTCGGCCTGCACCGGACCACGGCGGAGAAGTATCTCCGCGTAGCGGTGGAGCAGGGTGGCCTGGTTCGCCATGGACGCTGCGGTATCTTCCGTGACCTGCGAGCAACAATCGACTTTGACCTGAAACGTTTTTCACACACCAAGGCGGCAGCATGATTACCGAGAAAGACAACGTTTTTTATTGTGACTGCGGATTCTCCTTTGAGAGGGGGCGCAGCGGGAATCATGAATGTGGGGAAGGTCTTCGCAAGAAGCTTGAATCCTTCCGCACGGCATTCATGGAATACAGCGAAAAGACAGATTGGATGCAGGCCGATAAACGTTTTGACGTTATTAAACCCTTGGGAAAACACCGCGCCGAAGTGCTGAAGGAGTACATTGAACATCTTGAATCGAGGCTGTTAGCAGGTGAAAGCGGATTTCCTCCGCTTACCGTTGAGCGATTAACACGCGAGAAAGATGCTCTCGAGAAGCGAGTGGTTGAGCTTGAAGCGAGGATGGTGAAACTGCCTGAGCGTTACGAGGTAGACATGTGTCCTACTCCTTCCCCTAACGGGGAGTGGTTTTCTCGCGAAGATGTATTGGCGGCCCTGGTATCTGCTGAAGTCAGCTACGCCGCTGGCAACGGTAAAGGAGAGTGAGCATGGCTAACATGAAGCAGTTTTGGAAAGAGTGGGGCTATATGAGCCGAGTGATTGGCAAGCGCCACACGCGAACCTACGTTGGCAAACCTAAATTTCACTATGGCGCCCTGAGTCGCTACCAACAAATTGAATGGCTGGACTAACCCATGATCACACTTACCAAAGAATGGCTATTGAAGACAATCGCGGAGCTTGAAGAAGAGCGCGATGCGACGCCCGGAGCAGTAAACGAAGACGCGGCTATGGCGCTTGCTGCGATGAAACTAGCGCTGGCATCGCTCGAAGCGGAGAAAGGTGCCGAGCCTGTGGCGAAGGTTGAGACTGTTGGGGTTTGTTGGTACGCAGATAACGGCGTGTCTCGCAAACCTGCTCTTGGTACAGAGCTATTCACCGCCCCGCCAGCGCCGATGTTGCCGGAGGAAATGCCAAAAGGCCTGGCAGGTCAGATTGTCAGCCTGCTGGCGCATAACATTGGCGATAAATTATTGGCACAGAAAATCTGGAATGTCTGCCGCGCTGCCGCAAAAGGAGAGTGAACATGTCCGAGAAAATAATACTCGATATGTGCTGCGGTTCCCGCATGTTCTGGTTAAACAAATGCGACTCTCGCGCTGTCTTTACCGACATTCGCAGTGAGGAGCATGAGCTGTGCGATGGCCGTCGTCTGGTCATTCGACCAGATCTTATTGCTGATTTCCGTGACCTGCCATTTGCTGATGCCTCGTTCCCGGTGGTGGTATTCGATCCTCCTCACCTTGAGCGTGTCGGTCAAACGGCGTGGATGGGTAAAAAATACGGGCGATTGAACAAAAAGACTTGGCGTTCTGACCTGCGCGCCGGTTTCAAAGAAGCGTTCCGTGTATTGCGGCCACACGGTGTTCTCATTTTCAAATGGAATGAAACTCAGATCCCTGTGAGCCAGATATTGGCGCTGACAGACGAGAAGCCAGCAATTGGTCAGCGTACCGGGAAGAACGATAAAACCCACTGGATCATCTTTGTGAAGGATTCAATTGCACCGCAGCAGGAGGTGAAGTAGTGACCTTCAACCGCTACGTAATCACTGTAATGCTGCCGAATCTGATTTTATGCAAATTAGTAGGCAAGCCAGCCATGGCGATTGAGAAGGTATCTCGCCGGGTTCGCCTAGCATGTGGTCGCCGCATGGAGCGCGTAATGATGGATGCACCGCCAAAGTAAACAGAGTGATATAATCCCTCCATAAAAGCGGAGGGATTATGAGCAACATACGTAGAAGCAAACATGACTTACATCCTTTTGACCCCTATATAAAATGGCTAGCTAATCGCATTTTTATGATTGGATCTTGGATAGTAGTCATGGCATTAGGATTATACCTTTCGGAGCATTATTCTCAGTGGAGCATCCTGCCAAGATTTGGGGCAATTGGAATAATGATTGGTACATTACTAACGCTCTCTCCTCTTTTTGCTGATGGGATTTACCTATCTCAAAGTGAGGCATTTAGTTTTGGTAGCCTTGATGATGAAGGAAAGACGAGAGTAACAACTGAAGAGGGTCGGAAGGTTTCAATCAACATTTTTTGGGGGGTGATACTAATAGTTTTCTCGTCCTTCATTAATGCTTTTGGAGACTATCTTGGTGACTATCTATGAGCGAGTACAATATTGCAGCCAAAAGCCAAGAAGAGCGCGACAAGGTTAACGTTGACCTGGCAGCCTCCGGCGTGGCGTACAAAGAGTGCCTGAACATGCCGATTATCGCCGAGGTGGTTATGCGCGAACAGCCAGAGCATCTGAGGGATTACTTCCTTGAACGCCTGAAGTTTTATCGCGAGAAGTCGATAACTTTACCGAAAGGTAGCGATCCGGTTTATCAGAAGCAGGAGGATGGTAGATGAAAGTTGAATATCTATTCATTGGTTGCGATCTCGATGGGGAGATCAAGATGGACGATTATCCCAAACAAAAGTTGCTTGTAGGAGAAGTTACCGTTCAGGCTGCTGGCAATGGAAGCCAAGGCACTCCCCTCAAAACCTTTGAGGTTGACCATTTTACGCATAACGGGCATGTGTATGCGGTAGCAATTGGTCGTAGCACAACTGGGCAGGAGATAATCCAGTTCATTGAAAGCTCAGGTGTGAAGCCAATCCCAGATGAGCTGCTGTAACGAAGTTAATAAGGCCCACTACTCCGGGCCTTTTCAAAACCAGGCCTAAGAGCGCTGGTTTACGTACTCGATGATCGCGTTAATGATCACGAACATCGGGGGTACGATTTTTAACAGCAATGCAACCATAATAGCCTCCTGGGCTTAGGGTTAGCGGTCTTTGAGGTATCCCAGCAGGGCCGTAATGATGGCCGCCACCGGGTGCGCGAGTTTTAAAAACAGCAGGAGCAATGCCATGCAGTTTCCTCTTTGTTCATCGCGCCTCGCCGCAAACACCACTGGGCTTGCCTTTGCAGTTGCTGTATCAGTAGTCGCCAGATACATTCAGCACGATTTTGGGTTGGGGTGGGGTTTAAGAATCACCAAAAACCCGGGCAAAAAAAAATTTACTTGTATATCAAACTTCAAGGTTCTCTAAAGCGTCCAGAAGTGTTCTTGTTCCGTCCCCTCGCTTGAAGAATTTAGTTCATTTGTTTAAGCTAACTTCAGTCGCCAGATACATTTGGCACGGTAAGTGAAGTTCGCACCTCCAGTTACCGATTGAAGAACCCGGTCTAATCAGCCGGGTTTTTTCATTTCCGGCAGGCCGTAAAAAAATTAAATGTTTAAATACTACATATAGGGCTTGCAAAAAATTTTTGCGCTATATGATGAGTATTCTAGTAAGGAATCTTTTCAGTACAAGTGTTGATTTTGACGTTAAATTGAGGTTGTGAAAGGGTAAAAAAGGCTAAGTCCTCGTACCGTAAGGCCTGGAAGACATGTCAATAATTAAGAAAAAAAATTCAAAATTTGATCGAGTGATGATTTCTTCAATGAAAGGTCAGCAATACGCGACATGACGTCGCGTAATATTTATAAGATAAAGCTACTATCCCAGTGGTTTTTGGAGCATGTTTGAAACAAACAGTTAACATTCTTTGTGCATTGCCACGGTCTGAACAGTTCTAAAAGCCGAACAGCAATCATCTTCCTTCCTTTTGTTCAACACTCTGGCGGCATCCGCAAAATCGCTATGTCTACGCCATTCGCCGTGGTGCTTCTCGCGCCGAGTTTCCAAAGCTTAGTTTCGGGCAACTTGTTACATTGGATACATCCAGTGCATGCTCGGGGAGGGATGTATGTTTTCTACAGTTCTTTGCTATAGGTTAAGCTCTTTTAAAAGTAAGTGCTGTATCTAACATCAGTGCTCATAAGTTCTTATTCAAAACAACTATGATTTACTAGATCTTCATAAGTCATTGTAAATATTGGATATGATTAAAGTTTGAATAGTCTTGAACAATCATGGATAGTGCTGGTAAGTAAGCCTAGACTTAATTTACTCGAGCCTAGATAAAAAAAGATTGGTCGAACGATAAAAAAACATTGATCGGCAAAACCTCAGAATCTAGACTATGGGTATTGGTGATCTTTAGTGAGATGCTTATGGACAAGAACTACTCGACTCAAGCATTCTTCGATTTCTTGATTGAACTGCCGAAACTTGGGCTAATCAACGAATCAACAGCGCGAAATTTAAAGAATTCAGCGTTACTCTTGCTCTCTGTTATTGATTGGAGCGAGGACGACGATGTACGAGATATAGATGTTGATGAACTTATTACTCGGTATGTTGAAACACAGGCCAACAAGCCCAGCGATTCAACAGTGCACAACTATCGTAGCCGGTTTAAAAGTGCAGTTAACAAATTCGAGGAGTATGTACGAGTGGGGACTATTGTGAACTTGGCAGATACCGAGGGTAATCTCAGTGGATTCGACGCTGTGGAACAGAAAATTGAAAAAGCTAAACTGTCAAAAGGGGATAAGACACAAGCCTTTAATTTGCCTATCGTAGTCCGTCCAGAAACGGGCACTCTGATAACTGTGCAGGGATTGCCAACTGATCTCACAGCAGAAGAAGCTGAACGCATTTTCACTGTACTAAAAGCATATGTGCGGTCTTAAAAAGAATTTGGGCCCATCCTTTGGCGAGGATGAGCCCGGATTGGGGATGCTAGAGCACCCGCAACTTTTACTGCGTGAACAACAGTACAGTAGCGGATCCCCATATTTTTATCAAGTTTCAGGGAGGTGCTCTCCTGAGGCGAGGTTTATGTATGGCTTTAAAAGATATCGCTACCAAACCGCTGCCAGCCGGTTTTCGCTGGGTAAAATGCCGTTTCCGTAAAGCTCGTGCAAAAGCAGGTACGCCCGATTCTGAGCGTAAGATTCTCGATGCTCACGCATATGGCTACAAATGCTGGTCTTTTCCAGTACGAACTAAACACTAAATTTTAAACCCGCTTCGGCGGGTTTTTTTATAACCATAACTACCTTTCCTTTAACATTTCGTGCTGTTAAAGCGTTGATCAACCATACTCATAGGTGTACTGTATGTGCATACAGTTAAATGCGCGGAGGCAATAATGAAAGTTGAATTAACCATTGATCGCACGAAGAAACTTCCAGAAGGAGCAATGCCAGCGCTGGTAAAAGAACTTCTAAAAAGACTAAGCGATCAGTTCGAAGATTGCAGTCTGGTTGTCCGTCGTGCTGGTTCGGATGGGTTAAGCGTTTATGGTGGGGCAAAGGAAGCGAAGAAGACGATTCAAGGGATCCTTCAGGAAACCTGGGAAAGTGCAGACGACTGGTTCTATTAAGGGTGTTCTCAGGGGTAGCGCGCATTTTCAGAATACCGCAATTTGCGAATCCCATTGATGCTGCTGCCGACAATTTCTAATCGCGTCTGTATGTCGCTCAGGGGGATTCCGTGGAGGGTGTAGTTCAGTCAGATCTGCGAGTGACCATAACCGATGGGAAAGGAAGGGAGTTGCTGTCCTTCAAGTTGGGTGCGGAAGAGCGCTATATAATTTCCACCAAAGATAGCTCCATAACTCACAGAAAACTAAGCAGGGACGATCGTTACTGGTCTAAAGAAACCATTATGGAAGTTGTAAGGGAAATGGCTTCTAAAAATTGACTTGTCACTACGTACGCAATCATAATTCTTGAGCTGGCCTGAACAACCAGCAACCTGACCGCGATGCGCCACGGAGTGAACACCATGGCGCAGTTACAACTCATTAAGCAGTCCTCAGGGATCCTGATCCCGGCTACGCCGGAGACCAGCGATTTGCTGCAATCAAAAATCAAGCTCGGCGCCGTGCTGGTGGCCGACTTCAAACAGGTACGCAATCCTGCGTTTCATCGCCGCTTCTTCGCTCTGCTGAATCTGGGCTTCGAATACTGGGAGCCTACCGGCGGGGCAATCTCCTCCAACGAGCGTAAGCTGGTTACCGGCTACGCTAAATTCCTGGCTTCCTATGGCGGAAACGAAGGCGCACTGCTCGATGCCGCTGAGCACTATCTTGAGCAGGTTGCGAGCCGCCGCGTAACAAACGGGATCAGCCTCTGTAAATCCTTCGATGCATACCGCGCCTGGGTGACTATTCAGGCCGGGCATTACGACGCTATCAAACTTCCGGATGGCACACTTCAGAAGCACCCACGCAGTATTTCATTCGCCAACATGGACGAAATTGAGTTCCAGCAGCTGTACAAGGCCGCGCTTGATGTCCTCTGGCGCTGGATATTATCCAAAGCATTCAGGGACCAGCGCGAGGCGGAGAATGCCGCTGCGCAACTCATGAGCTTCGCGGGGTGATGGGAATGCAACATTCTTGGTTCCATCATACCGAATGCAGCACCGAACAGGCCGACGAACTGGTTAAGCGTTACAGAGCGCGCGGTGTGAGAGTGGAGCGCAGCCTTAACCAGGATTACGTGACCTGGACTGTCAGTGCATTACTTCCGACCTCACATACACCAGCGCGCCCGGATAGCCGCTGGCGAAACCGGATGTGGGGATGAACGTGAATACATATCAAATCACTTTGCCCTGGCCGCCGAGCAACAACCGGTATTACCGGCACAACCGCGGGCGTACGCATATTAGTGCTGATGGCGTCGCTTACCGCTATGCGGTCGCCAGTGTCATTCGAAGCGCCCGGCTTAATATCCGGACGGCCGCACCACTCAAAATCCGAATTGAATGTCACATGCCCGACCGCCGGCGCCGCGATCTGGATAACCTCCAAAAAGCTGCATTCGACGCTTTAACTAAGGCGGGATTATGGCTGGATGATTGCCAGGTAGTCGACTATCGCGTTGTGAAGATGCCTGTCGTTAAGGGCGGGAAATTAGAACTCACCATTACCGAGCTGGAGACCGCATGAATCTTGAAAATACCCTCAAATATCACTTCGCCAAATCGACAATGATTAGCGACTCTCCGCGTGCTACTGCGTCAGACTCATTAACCGGAACAGATATTATGGCCGCTATGGGCATGACGCAGGAACGGGCCGCCATGGGTTATAGCGCTTTTCTCGGGAAGATGGGGATCAGCAATACTGACCGGAAGAGGGCGATTGAGCTGTTGGCTCAGTACGCGCTGACTAAGTGCGATCGGGTTGCGGCATTACGGAAGCTTGATGCAGAGATTAAACCAATGGTGATGCACCAACTGGCCACAATCGCGTTCGATGATTATTCCCGCAGCGCCGCCAGCGTGAAGCAGTGCGATGTCTGCAATGGGGAAGGGTTTGTTGACGCTGAGGTTTTCAGCACGAAGTCTCACACTCCGGCAAAAGAGAAGAAGTTCGTGAAGATGTCCTTGCTCATGGGCGTCGAAGATGTTCGACCTACTGAGTTCGAGATTCGCAGACAGGTCAGGGAGATAGCGCGCGTTCTGTGCCCTCAGTGTAAGGGCAAGAAGGTAGTAAGTTGTGCCTGTAGAGATTGCCATGGTCGCGGAAAAGCCATTAATCAGGTTCTTACTGAACAGCGGGGCGTTCCGATTTTAGCTGATTGCAAGCGCTGCGGCGGACGTGGATATGAGCGTATCCCCTCAACTGAGGCTTACGCTGCGGTGCGCCAGATAACAGATACAATCAGCCTAGATACCTGGAAGAAGTCTGTTAAGCCCTTTTACGATCAGCTAATCACCAAATTTGACATCGAAGAGGCATGGGCCGATGCGCAGTTGAAGCAGATAACAAAATAGGGCGTTATTTTATCGTGAGCTATTTACTTTTCCCGAATCTGTGGTAATTTTGCTCTAACGATGGGTTATTGCCTTCGTTTAAAGCCCTGCGGTTAACCCCGTAGGGCTTTTTGCTTTATAGCAATTTAAGAATTACTAAAACCATACAACCCCGCAGTAACTTCTAATTTCCCAGCCATGCTGGTGGGAAAATGGAAGAGGGTTGCTACTGGCTACAGCACAACGGCAGAATTCAGGTAACCTACTACACCGATGGTGTAACCGATGACCTTGAAACGGGCCAGTTGATAACTGGTGTCTGGCATCTGACGCAGGGAGACGACATTTGCCATAACGGAGAGGTAGAGGTGATTGAAGTCCTTCTGCCTGTACCATTTAAATGAATATATTCATCTGATTACGTGGCAGATTCTTCATACTGCACATATGCTTTTTAAGCATCCTGAGTAATGGATGTTTCTGAAAGCATTTTTGTGGTGGATCCCCCTAAGCGGAGGGGCGATTCAGCAGGACATTTCTCCAGAGTATCCAACCAGCGCGCGGAAATGAATGCTGTGATCATTTCCACCGGGAGGCACCCGGCACCACTCCCTCAGTTATTGCCAACTTAGCTATTTATGCCTGCTTTTCCGAGCAGGCTTTTTTTTCATTTATTAATCATCCATTGACCAGATGAATGTTTCTTGTTTTAGTTATGAATGTGGTGAATCCCATCTAAGCGATGGGGCGTCTGGTTAACTGCTATTTGCAGGTATGCGCGCGACTTTGATAACCAGAGATAAGTCACCGGGAGGCACCCGGCGCCACAAATTTTTCAAAATTTCGTCCCATTGGAAGGGTATAGAGTGTTCAAGTTTAATTCATCCTTATTTGCGATTTTTCTGCTGTTAGGTTGTAGTTCTGATCTGGTTTTAAGCCCACCCAAAAAACCTGATTACAAACCAATGCCTGACATCACCCAGTCTGTGACGCCGACGCAACAGCGTGCGATCATGGCTGGAGAGAGACCTGATTGGTCAGAAAGAACAACAGTAAGCGCTGCGAAGCGATATTAATAAACGCTTATCTGATAAGGCTGCCATTGGGTGGCCTTTTTTATTTCCCCTCAAATTTACTGAGAGGATTCACAGCAATGAGGGGGGACCGATGTCCGATCCGATTTCCGGCACGGGGTTTGCCGGTTTAGCTTTGACCGGGGCCAGTGTTTACGGGCTTCTAACCGGAACTGATTACGGTGTTGTTTTTGGTGCATTTGCAGGCGCCGTATTCTACATCGCGACAGCAGCTGACCTGAGTGTGTTGCGCCGGCTGGCCTACTTCGTCGTGTCCTATATCGTCGGCATTCTTGGCTCTGGTCTGGTTGGTTCTAAACTCGCGTCCTGGACGGAATATAGCGATAAACCGCTGGATGCCATCGGCGCCGTGATTGTCTCTGCGCTGGCCGTTCAAATCCTTACGTTCCTGAACAAGCAGGACATCGGCTCGCTGGTGGCGCTAATAACGCGCCGGGGAGGTTCGGGTGGTACTAAATGACCCAACAGCAACTATCAATGCGCTGCTCTGCGCCGGAGTTGTGATTACTCTGATGTTTTATCGCCGTGGTGATTCGCGGCATCGAACATGGATTTCGCGTTTAGCCTGGCTGATTACTGTCACGTACAGCGCTGTGCCGCTGGCGTACCTATGTGGGATTTACCCGCATTCATCATGGGCCACCATTGCAGCAAACATCATATTCCTTTCCGTGCTGGTGGCCGTCAAAGGCAATGTTGCACGTCTGGTTGATCATCTGAGGCACTAATGAATAAAACTCAATTTCAGAAGGCGGCTGGTATAAGCGCCGGGTTAGCTGCGCGCTGGTTTCCACATATCGACGCCGCCATGAAGGAATACGGCATCACTGCACCGCTTGACCAGGCCATGTTTATTGCCCAAATGGGGCATGAAAGCACCAGGTTTACCCGTGTTGTGGAAAATCTGAATTACGCGGCTGAAAACCTGGTACCGACGTTCGGTAGCCACCGCATCTCGCAACAGCAGGCCACTGCACTTGGCAGAACGGCAACGCAACCGGCAAACCAGAAAGCGATCGCCAATCTGGTATATGGTGGTGAATGGGGAAAAGAACACCTTGGCAATCAGGTTGCCGGTGATGGATGGAAATATCGTGGTCGCGGGCTAAAACAGGTTACCGGCCTGAGTAACTATTGCAGTTGTGGCCACGCGTTGAAACTGGACCTTGTAACCCACCCGGAACTGCTTGAAGAGGATGAATACGCCGCGCGCTCAGCCGCATGGTTCTATGTCTCCCGCGGATGCCTGCTTCATTCCGGCGACGTGGAGCGCGTGACACTGTTAATCAATGGCGGCCGCAACGGGCTGGATAAGCGCCGCGCGCTGTTTAACCTTGCGAAATCTGTTCTGGTGTGAGGTGAATGTGGGTATCGAAACGATAATTGGGCTGGCCGCGTTGGTCATTTCCGCTATCGCCGGCGCTTTTGGCCTGGGCCATATTCGCGGCACCAGCAAAGCGGAAGCAAAAGCTGACCAGCAGCGCAACGAAGATAACGCAGCGGCAATGGTCGCAGCAGCCAAACGCAGGTTAGAAACAACGAAAGAGGCCAGCAATGTACAGCAGACTGTTAACCATATGCCTGGCGACGATGTTGACCGCGAGCTGCGTAACGAGTGGAAACGTCCCGGTGGTGGTTGATACCGGTTGTGATTGGGTGAAGCCAATCTTCCTGACGGATCAAGACATCAACGTTCTGGACCGCCAGACGAAGAAAGACATCCTGGCGCATAACAAAGCATGGAAAGCAAATTGCGGGAAAAATTGAGCCTCATCCCTGAGGTTCGGACACAGTCTCTCCTCTGGACTTTAACCGTAGCAAGTATTGAGGATTACGTTATACAAATGGACTATTCTTAGTGTACAGATGATTAATTGGCAGGGGAAAGCTTGAACAAACTAGGGTGGCTCATCCTTGAGCACACAGGTAGTCCTGAACGACGACTTTACCTGACATAGCAAAGTCTGTGTAAGAGTTTAGAAAACAATGAGTATTTATCAAGGCTGGAAAGGAAAAAATCCCTTCCGAATTGAAATCCTGCAATTCGGAAGGGAGACCAAAGGGGTCATCATTACAAGGAGAATGTAAACGTAATCCTTTTCTCAAAAGTAAAAAAGTGTATTAAATAAATAACTCAAAGGAGCGAAAACCGACTTTCTTCTAATGCCTGAAGGGTATACGGAATGAATGATTAGCGAAGAATTTTAACAATGCTCACAACTTTATTTTGACTGTCAGCTACATTTTAATGGCACAAGTGATTCGATATCTCTGCCATACAGATGAATCCCCCTGAGCGGAGGGGCAACCAGTCACTGCTGGACGTAGTGTTGCGGGTTTGCGGAGTGATGCAAGTCCACCGGGAGGCACCCGGCATCTGAATGCTTGACTAAAGGAATAGGGTACACGTCGAACTGAGTGTGAATTAATACCTACTTACTGCTAGACCCAGCCAGTTCTGTCCGAACTGGCATTTTTTTTGAAAAAAAAGCCCTCTCAGGGAGGGCTACAGGAGTCTCAGTTTCGTTGCTCTTTTTATTGATGTTCCCCGGAGTTGGCATTCTCCACATCAGAGTCTTTAATAGTTTGGCAGAAAGCCAGTATTCAACAAGCGTAAGCGGTTCTGATTGAGAGTTTCCTTAGATAGATACAAAGAGTTGGTGACGAGAGATCATGAAGTATTAAGGCGGGATGACCGCAGCCGTAAGGCGATGCAGCAATCATGACGCTGCCCCGAATCGCTTAATGGCGGGCAGTTATAGCAGACCGTTGTGAGGGTAAATAAGGGAACATGCTCCGAGAGGTGGCAGCCATTACAACGCTAGTCTGCCGGTGGTCTTGATATTGGAATGTGCATAAATCATTTGCTGAAGTAAGTTAATGGCTTTAGCTAATGAGATAAAAATGAGTGAACAAAAGCATTCCCATGTTGTGACCGTGGTGAAGAATTCTATGTTGTCTCTTTATGGGAGGCCGATGCTGAGAGCTATGACGATGTTGTAATGATGGATCGATTTGATGATTATCTTGACTGTATGGTACCTGAAGTTAGCTCATTCGAAGTGTGGCTGAATGAGCATGAGGAATATGAGGGTAATTATCATTTATGCCCAGGTTGTGGCTCAGATAGTTAGAATCTAATTGTGGCTATCAAGCCGCCTACGGGCGGTTTTATCGGTATAATAATGGGTATGACAAACAACCGAAGATTATCTTTTTTTATAATGAAAATATACAATCAACACAATATTCTCAATGATTATTTTAAATGGTGGTTTTTTGAAATTAATTGGAGGGGGCTTGATTTGATAAAGCGCCTCTCCATTTTTAGTCAAGTATTATCAACCTATATAGTGCAAAACAGAATAGAGAACAGCACTGCTCAGCGCAGGGATAAGCTTAAGGATGCCCGTGATACTATTTTTCTCTTTACCAGTAGGCAAATTGGCGAAATCAATAATCGCGCCGGTAACAGCCCAGTTTGAAGCATAAAAAGCGATGCCTTTTAAGGGGTCGGTTTGTGAAACCCAGAGTGTAAAACCAATATTTGCTAAAACTGAGACTATTAGCAATAAACATATCCACCTAAATTTCTTTTCCCCTATGTTCGATGACGTCAGCGCAGTGCTAATTAATTCACTTTCAGGGGAGTCAACGAGGCTGTTCTTTTCATTTTTAGAGCTTTCATCAAAAATGGCATTAGTGCTTGGTTTTACTACAGTTTTTGTTTCATCTTTATATGTCATTATAATCTCAACTTTTTCATTATTAACGTATTGTAAGTAATATTGATCATTTACGAAGAAAACTAAAGAGGATTTTATGGCTAAACCGGACTGGGGCGTGCTTCAGCAACGGTTCCTGTCCGAACATGCCGCAACCGGCGTATCACCGAAGGAGTGGTGTGAAGCGCAGGGACTGAATTACGCTACCGCCCGTCGATATATCAAAAAACCTTCTGCGCAAACTGCGCAAAAATCTGCGCAGAAAAAAGTGCGCAGTGCGCAGAAAGAACAAAGCGCAAATGAGCTGATGGATGATGATGGACTTACGGCTCAGCAACGCTTATTTGTCGCGGAGTACCTGAAGGACAACAACGCCACCGCTGCCGCTGCACGTGCTGGTTATAGTGACCCAAACTACGGTCGCCAGCTCATAACGAATCCTAACGTTGCCCAGGCCATTGCGCAGCAGCAGAAAGCCTCCATTGCGCGCAAGCTTGGCGGTGCCGATGAAGTCCTCGCGCAGATGTGGCAGCTTGCCACCTTCGATGCAAACCAGCTATCGCAGTATCGCCGCGGCGCGTGTCGTTACTGCTGGGGCTTCGGTCACCAGTACCAGTGGCGCGATATGGTGGAGTTCGAAGAGAAACGACTCGAAGCGACAGAACGCGATAAGCGTGAGCCAGTCGATGTTGGGGGTTACGGCTACGATCACACCCGAGAGCCTAACCCTGGCTGTCCGCGCTGTAACGGTGACGGCATCGGCCAGCCGTATTTCCCTGATACGCGTAAACTCCCGCCAGTCTCGCGACTCGCTTACTCCGGCGTAAAAGTCGGCAAGAATGGCGTCGAGATAACCGCTATCAGCCGAGAGCGTATGTTCGAAGCCGTAATAAAACGGCTTGGCCTGGCGGATAGCGAGTTCGCTCAGCGTCTCCAGCAGATCGAAATCGACCGCTGGCAGCTGGAGGTTGAGAAACTCCGCAAAGAGCTGGCCGGTGATGGTGATGATGACGAACCGACCCCAGTGCAGATCAATATCAACGTAGTGGACGCGAGGGCGGAAGATGGGGATCAGCCCGACGCTTAACATTCCTCAGGCGCGTTTCCTCGCGATGCAGCACAAATTCAAAGCCTATGTTGCCGGGTTCGGTTCCGGTAAGACGTGGGTGGGTTGTGGCGGCATCTGTAAGGGAATGTGGGAACACCCGAAGATTAACCAAGGCTATTTCGCGCCGACGTACCCGCAGATTCGTGACATCTTCTACCCGACGATTGAGGAAGTGGCCTTTGACTGGGGGCTGAGCGTCATAATCAATGAGGGGAACAAAGAGGTTCACTTCTACGAGGGGCGACGGTACCGCGGGACAACCATCTGCCGCTCGATGGAAAAGCCCGGCTCGATAGTCGGCTTTAAAATCGGTAATGCTATGGTGGATGAACTGGACGTCATGGCGGCTGCTAAAGCGCAACAGGCATGGCGAAAAATCATAGCCCGTATGCGTTACAAGGTAGACGGGCTGCGTAACGGTATTGACGTCACCACCACGCCGGAAGGGTTCAAATTCGTCTACCAGCAGTTTGTGAAGGCGGTGCGTGAAAAGCCCGAGCTTTCTGCTCTGTACGGTCTGATACAGGCCAGTACGTTCGACAACGCGAAGAACCTGCCCCCGGATTACATCCCGTCGCTGCTGAGTTCTTATCCTGATGAACTGATTCAGGCTTACCTGCGCGGGAAGTTCACTAACCTCAACAGCGGGACCATTTACCACACCTTTAACCGTAAGCTGAACAACTGTTCTGACGAGATTCAGGATGGGGATCCGCTGTTTATCGGTATGGACTTCAACGTTGGAAAAATGGCCGCGATTGTTCACGTAAAGCGTAACGGGCTACCGCGCGCGGTTCGCGAACTGGTGAAGGTCTACGACACGCCGGCGATGATTAAGCGTATCCAGGAAGAGTTCTGGCGATATGAGGATGGGCGTTATGTGAAGAGCCGGGAGATTTACATCTACCCGGATGCGTCAGGCGACTCCCGCAAATCGCAGAACGCCAGCAAGACGGATATTGCCCAGCTTAACGATGCCGGCTTCAGTGTCATCGTTGATGATGCCAACCCGCCGGTTAAAGACCGCATTAACTCAATGAACGCCATGTTCTGCAACGCCAACGGTGAGCGCCGCTATCTGGTCAACGTCCAGAATTGCCCGGTCTACACCGAGAGCCTCGAGCAGCAAATCTGGGCGGCTAATGGCGAACCGGATAAATCAGCGGATAACGATCACCCCAATGATGCTGGTGGGTACTTCATTGTGAAGGATTACCCCATCGTGAAACCGGCATACTCAATCACCATGGACACCACTTTCTGATATGGCAAACGACGACATCACCTGGGTTCGACCAGAACACCGGGCGGCTTCTGCTGCCTGGCGGAAATACAGAGACTTTTGCAAAGGCGCTGAGGCCGTAAAAGCGGCGGGCAATAAGTACTTGCCTTATCTCGATCCAACCGATAAATCCACGCGCAACCGTAAGCGCAACGAGGACTATCTGCGCCGCGCTGTATTTTACGCCATTGCTGGCAATACGAAGATCGGCATGCTTGGCATGGCGTATCGCAAAGACCCAACGTTTAACGGCCCGGAGAAGCTGAAATACCTGCTGGATAATGCTGACGGGGCGGGTACCAGCATTTATCAGCAGTCACAGCTGGTGGTCGAGAACGTGCTGGAGGTGGCGCGAGATGGGCTTTATGTTGACTATGCAGAGGCATCAGACGAAGCGATCATTCTCCGCTATCCGACAGAGAACATCATTAACTGGCGAACGAAGCGCATTAACGGACGCGATCAGCTGGTGCTGGTGGTCCTGCGCGAATGCGTAGAAGAGCCGGATGGTTACGCTTACAAGGACGAAATTCAGTACCGCGAGCTGGCGCTGGAAGAAGGGAAGTTTATCTGCCGTGTATGGCGCCGAGCAGGTGGCACTGCAAGCGGAACCTATGCCGTCGACAGCGAATATCATCCGAAGCCTAAAGGGAAGGAATACTGGGATGAAATCCCGTTCACCTTTGTCGGTGCTCAGAACAACGATCCCACTATCGATGATTCACCGCTGGCCGCGCTGGTGGAGATAAACCATGGCCATTATCGAAACAGCGCTGACTATGAGGACAGCGTGTGGTTCTGTGGTCAGGTGCAGCCGTATATTACTGGGCTTGATACAAACTGGCGCGATCACCTCGAAAAGAAGGGCGTGAAAATTGGTTCCCGGTCACCGCTTTTGCTTCCTAAAGATGGCTCGTTTGGCTATGCCCAGGCGCAGCCGAACATGCTGGCTAAAGAGGCCATGGACAGCAAGCGCGATTACATGGTGCAGCTGGGCGCCCGACTGATTGAGCAGAACGCCACGGCCAAGACTGCTACCCAGGCGAGCGGTGAGCAGACATCATCAACATCGGTGCTAGGTATCTGCGTTTCGAACGTTTCCGAGGCTTACACGCTGGCGCTGGGCTGGTGTGCAAAATACCTGGGTATTAATGGGGATGAACCAGCCTACATTATCAACCAGGAATTTATCGCGAAGGTTGCCGAATCTGGGATGGTCACCGCCATTGTTAACGCCTGGCAGTCCGGCGCGCTGCGCGATACTGACATGATTCGGGCGCTTCAGAAACTCGACCTCATCAACCCGGCAGACAGCCCGGATGATGTGATTGATGCGCTCCGCAATCAGGCGCCCTCATTGACCGGGGGCTGATATGGCAACAGTCAACGAAAGTTTGCGGGATGAGGCCATTGCCCATTCCGTCTGGATTAGCCGCTATGCGACGGGTGTCGCTAACCGGATGGTGAAGCTGCTCAACGAGACGGACGCAGAACTGTCTGCCCGTCTGCTGGATGCACTGGATCGGCTCCCGGCTGATAGCTTCACGGTTACACGTCTGGAAAGCTTGATCGGCAGCGTACGCGAACTTAACCATCAGGCTGTCGCTTCGATGCAATCCGGGCTGGAAGAGGAACTGCTTGCGCTTTCCAGGAATGAGGTCAGTTATCAGCTGAGCCTGTTCGATTCCCTTCTTCCCTCACAGGTGCTGGCTCGCTACCCGCTACAGGGAATCACCGCAGATATGGTTTATGCCGCGGCGATGGCTCAGCCATTTCAGGGGCGCCTGCTGAGTGAGTGGGCGGAGAATCTGGAATCGGACAGGATGGCGCGGATCGTAAACGCTGTACGCCGTGGCTATCTTGCTGGCGATACGGTTGAAACCATCGCCCGAAGCGTGCGCGGCCATGCCAATAAAGACTATCGCGACGGCGCGCTCCAGATGAGCAGGGCAAACGCCGCAAGCATCGCTAAAACTGCCGTTAATCATCTGGCTGCCACCGCGCGCAACAGCTTCACCAGCGCCAACAGCGACATCGTAAAGGGTAAGCAGTGGCTGTCAACGCTGGATAATAAAACCAGCCACGACTGCATCATTCGCGACCTGCTGCGCTACACCCTGGATAATAAACCGATCGGGCATAAGGTACCTTACCTGCAAGGGCCCGGGAAAATTCATTTCTGTTGCCGTTCTACTGAAACCCTGATTATCAAGTCCTGGCGCGAACTCGGCATTGATATTGATGAGATGGACGAGGGCACTCGTGCCAGCATGGATGGGCAGGTACCTGCTAAAACCACGTATCTTGAATGGCTCGCGCGTCAGCCAGCTCAAAGGCAGGATCAGGTTCTGGGTGCCGAGCGTGGCCGTCTTTTCCGCGCGGGTGAAATCGACCTGGCTGATATGTTCACTGACAAAGGCGAGTGGATCAGCCTGGAACGTCTTAAGCAGCTATCAGGTCCTTGAACCTGACAACCATCACTTTCTACACGCCCTGGCATCCGCCGGGGCTTTTTTATGGGCGAGGCCCGACTAAATCCCGAGGGGAAATTATGTTAATTCGAAACATGCTTCTGAAATATTACGCACCTGAAAGCGGCGGTGAGGGCAGTGGTGGTGGCGGTATCGAAATCACCCCCGAAATCCAGAAGCTGATTGATGAGCGTGTGACCAATGAAGTTACAGGCCTGAAAACAAAAAACTCTGAGCTGCTGGGCACCATCAAGCAGCAAAAAGAAAACCTGTCACGTTTTGACGGTATCGACCCTGACGCTGTACGCGGCATTCTCCAGCGTTTTTCTGACGATGAAGAGGCGAAGCTTATCGCCGCCGGAAAAATTGACGAGGTGCTGGATAAGCGTACCGAGCGCATGCGTGCTGACGTTGATAAGCAGATCAAAGCGGCGAACGAGCGCGCGGAAAAAGCTGAAGCGTTCTCCAACAAATTCCGGGATCGGGTCCTCGGGGATGCAATCCGTGCAGCAGCCTCTAAAGCGGGCGCGCTGCCTGAAGCTTCTGACGATCTGATTCTGCGTGCCAAAGGCACATTCCAGCTCAACGACGAAGGCGAGGCCGTAGCGGTTGATGCAAATGGCGATGTTCTGTTCGGCAAAGACGGCAAAACCCCACTAAGCCCGCTTGAGTGGGCGGAGTCACTCAAGGAGACGGCTCCGCATCTGTTCCCTCGTGCAGAAGGCACGGGCGCGGGCGGACACAAGCCAAACGGTGGTGGAAGCCTGAAACGTTCCGAAATGAGCGCCAGCGACAAAGCGGACTACATCCGCAAACACGGCCAGCAGGCCTTCCTCAAACTTCCGAAATAAGGGATTTAAACCATGGCAACGACTGTTAATACCGACCTGGTTATTTATGACGATCTGGCGCAGACCGCGTTTCTTGAGCGTCGCCAGGACAATCTGGAAGTGTTCAACGCTTCCTCCAACGGTGCGATTTTGCTGGATAACGAACTAATTGAAGGCGACTTCCGTAAACGCGCCTTCTACAAAGTTGGTGGTTCCATTGAATCGCGCAATGTGAACTCTGTCGATAAAGTCACAGGTAAAAAAATCGGTGCCGGTGAAGCGGTATCCGTTAAAGCACCGTGGAAATACGGTCCGTATGAAACCACGGAAGAGGCCTTTAAACGCCGTGGCCGCTCCGTTGATGAGTTCTCCGAAGTGATCGGCGTTGATGTCGCAGATGCCACGCTGGAAGGCTATGTGAAATATGGCCTGAAAGCGCTGACTGCGGCGATTGGTGCTAACGCCGACATGGTCGTAACCGCCGACATTGAGACCGACGGTAAAAAGACCCTGACGCGTGGCCTGCGCAAATATGGCGACAAGTTTAACCGAGTGGTTCTGTTCGTGATGCACTCCGCGACCTACTTCGACATTGTGGATGAGGCGATTGCCAACAAAATTTACGAAGAAGCGGGCGTGGTGGTTTACGGCGGGCAGCCGGGCACGCTGGGTAAACCTGTGCTGGTGACCGACACGATGGATGCTGATGCGATCCTTGGGCTGGTAGCCGGCGCAGTGACCGTTACCGAGTCTCAGGCGCCGGGCTTCCGTTCCTACGATATCAACGATCAGGAAAACCTTGCGGTTGGCTATCGCGCTGAAGGCGTGGTGAACGTTGATCTGCTGGGCTACAGCTGGGATACCGCCAAAGGTGATAACCCTGACCTGACCGCCATCGGCACTGCGGGCAACTGGAAGAAGCACTTCACCAGCAACAAATCAACGGCAGGTGTGCTGATCAAACTGGAATCCGCAGTGGGGGAGTAACGCTGTCAGCGGATAAAACCTCCGCAACCGCTGACAGCACAGATGCGGTAACTGTTTCTCTGAAGTACACGCTGAACGGCTCCGGTGTATCCGGTAAAACCGTCGTGTGGACGTCTACAGGCGGCACGCTTAGCACGGCCAGTTCTCAAACCGGCTCTGCTGGTGGTGCAACGGTGAAACTCACATCAGACGTTGCTGGCACCTTCACGGTAACCGGCACGATTGAAGGAGTGGCGAAAACCACTGATGAGATCACCTTCACTGCGCCTGCCGGAGAATAACGAATGGGGCGAAAGCCCCATAAACAGGATGATTAGATGATCAATACCGATATCACCTCTCCTGATGCCAACAGCTACGCCAGTGAAGAGGAACTTGCCTCGTTTGCGGAAATACGCGGCATTAAACTGCCTGACAAGCTCACACCTTTGCTGATTAAGGCAATGGATTACCTGGAGGGGCTGGACTGGGTAGGCTCAAAAGCTGACCCGAGACAGGCTCTGGCATGGCCACGCGTGAATGTCGTTCTGGATGAACATGATTTCCCGCCGGATGAAGTTCCACCGCAGGTTTTAACCGCGCAGTGCATGCTGGCGGTAGAGGCAATCGACGGAGATTTACTCTCCAGCGTGCGCGAAGCCGCTGTGAAAACTGAACGTGTGGAAGGTGCTGTCACCATGACCTATGCGGTCGCAGATGGCGAAGTATTCACGCCGTCTTATCCTGCCGTTATGGCGCTGCTGGGCGACCTTGCTGGTGGTCGTGGTTACGCCATCAATGCATTTGCAGAGAGGGTCTGATATGGCGATTGATTACCTACGTATGCAGGCCAGAACAACGCGCATGCTCAGGCAGAACGGAGCGTTATACAACGTCACCCGCAAGGGTTCAGTAACGGTTATCGGTGGAGTCGAGGATAAAACGGATGATGTTCAGTTCACTGCGATCGGCGTTAAAACTGAATACGCACCCGGTGAGATAGACGGAACAGTCATCGTAAACGGTGATGTTCAAATCGTCTTTACCGCAGAGCAGGAAATTAAAATCGGCGACGTAGTCGATATTGATGGCACAGCCCACCGGGTTATCAAACCCAACCCGGCAAAACCTGCCTCGCTGGTACTCTGCTACAAAGCGCAACTGAGGGCTTAACATGGGCGAGAACGCGGCTTTCCTGGCTGAAATCACGGCTTTCGTTAATAAGGCGAAAACGAATCAGGAAGCAGTGGTGCGCGCCGTCGGCATAAAAATACTTAACCAGCTGGTGATGATGTCCCCAGTGGGCAACCCGGAGTTGTGGGAAGTTAACCAGACAGCCGTTTCCTATAATCGCGCTGTTTACGACCATAACGAGGCGCAGCGGGCAAATCCCGACAACCTTACCAAAACCGGGCGACTGAAGAAAAAAACCCGGCTGGTGGATGGGATGGATATCAAAGCACCGCCAGGGTATACGGGCGGACGCTTTCGCGGTAACTGGCAGGTATCGTTTGATGCTCCGACAACTGATGAAACAGGAAGAGTAGATAAAACCGGTGATCTGACAAAAGCAGCCGGGAACTACACGCTGTCATTGTTCAAAGTCGGGATGAAGGCCATTTATTTCTGCAACAACGTGCCCTATGCCTACCCGCTTGAAATGGGGCATTCCACACAGGCACCGGGCGGAATGGTCCGCATAACCGCTGCTGAGTTTCAACGCTTCTTTGAGGAAGCTATCAAGGAGGTGTCCAGGTGATTCCTGATATTGCATATGCACTGGCCGCCAGACTGGGTACCTGGGCTGATGCCGAGGGCATTTCGGTTGCATGGGAGAACGTGCCGTTTACACCTCCTGCTAACGAGATGTACCTGGCCGTTCACGATATGCCTGTTACGCCGCGAACAATGGATCTCGGGTTGCGATGCCGGACTTATTCAGGCGTGTACCAGATCAATGTCGTGGCGCCAGCTGGCTCCGGCCGTACCTCAGTGGTTTCTCTGGCGGGCAGAGTAGTGGAATTGTTCCCTGAGGGGCAGGAAATTGCAGGAAGTGACTTCACTTGCTGGATCACCAGCACGCCAGCAATTTTTCGCGGTATCCCGACCGCTGTTTCCTACACCATTCCCATCAGCCTGAACTACCGGGCCGACATCATTAACTGACCCCGTCAAAATCATCGGCCATTGTGCCGGTTTTCTAATTTCACAGGAGTAACCATTATGGGCTTCGCACTGCCTAACGGCGCTCATGTTTATCTGGCCTCGGGCTACGGCCCGGCCATTACTTTCACCGGCGCGACGAATGCTGAGCACGCGGTGATCACCGTCAGCACCGCGGACGATATCGCGGTCGGTGATATCGTTCACGTGAACTGTAACTGGTCGGGTATTGATAACGTTATCGCGAAAATCGACGCGATTGCGGAGAATGCCGTTACTCTTCGAAATATCAATACCACAAACCAAAACAAATACGCCGCGGGCGGCGGTTCCGGCTCTATTCGCAAGATTGAGGAATGGACCGAACTTCCACAAATCACTGAGGTATCTAAATCTGGTGGCGATCAGAACACCACGCAGATTCAGTTCCTCAGCGATGACCGTCAGCGCAACCTGAATACCTATAAATCTGCTGTCTCCCAGACTTACTCGATCGCTCACGATTCAAGTCTCCCGGTATATCCGTTGCTGCGCCAGCTGGATGAAGACGAAGAGACTGTGGCGGCTTATATGTACGTTCCGAAGGCGAAGGAGAATCGTTACTGGGCGGCCACGGCATCTTTTGACGACACGCCGACCACGGCGGTGAACGAAGTCGAAACGGTAAGCGTCGTGCTGAACCTGCAATCGCCAGCAATGACGTTCTATAAAATCACAGGCGCCGCGGCATAAGCCAGGCATAACGATAGTCTGAGCCTCCTCCTTGGAGGCTTTCTTTCATTAAGAGGCAACGATGGCGACTAAATTCACCCTTCAGCCCAAACCAACTTTTAAGGCCAACGTCTCGATCCCGCGCGCTGGCGATGAGGATGGCCTGCTGACATTCACGTTCAATCATAAGCCACTTAAAGAGCTGGCTGACCTGGAAAAACTCGAAGGCAAAACCGCCACTGATTTTCTGATGGAAATCATTGCTGGCTGGGCACTTCCTGATGCATTTAACGCGGAAAATCTGTCGCTGCTGCTGGAAAACTATCCGGCGGCGATGAAGGCCATCACCGAGACTTACTATCGCGAACTGCTGGGCCAGCGTGAAAAAAACTGATAGCGGTTGCCTCGGCGTTTTATACGCCTGAACCCACGGCGGAAGACCTGGCGCCCTATGGACTCACGCCGGATGACTACGACGATAAAATTGTGGATGTCTGGCCCGATGTCTGGCCTGCGTTCCGTGTCTTTCAGTCTGTCAGTACTCAGTGGCGCACGGGCATGGGTGGCGCAACCGGGCTTGATTACAACGTCCTGCCCTGGGTAATGCGACTCCATGCTGTCGACGACGAGGCAACCGCACTTTCCGATCTCCAGATAATGGAGCGAACCGCGCTTAAAATAATGCATAAAGAGAGGGCCGGATGAGTAACGATATCGCCACTATTTCTCTGCGAGTGAATACCGGCGAACTGGAGCGCGGTAATCAGGAGTTAGATCGATTTCAGCGTACGGCTACCGGGGCGGCAGAGAAAGCGGATGATTTAAACAGTACGTTCCGAACCGGTATCGACAACCAGAAGAAAAATACCGAGAGCCTGAAGCAGCAGCGCAAGGAGCTCCAGACTCTGCTCAACAAAATCAGCCCCGTTAACAAAGCGTTGGATGAACTCGATACCATTCAGGAGAGCCTGTCTAAGTTTCGCAGTAAAGGGCTGGTGGATGATGAAGATTTTACGCGTTACAACAGCGTTCTTGAGACAACCCGCGCGAAACTGGCGCAGGTCATGGAATCTGAAACAGCAGAGGGCCGTGCTCGCATTGAGCAGGCACAGGCAGCGCAACGGGCAGCTGCCGCAGGCAAAAATTTTATCGACTCACTCGAGGACCAGGTTGCAGCTATCGGAAAAACCCGTGCAGAGTTGCTTGAACTGAAAGCGGCCCAGCTCGGCGTTTCGGATCGCGCTGCGCCAATGATTGCCCGACTAAAAGAGCAGGAAGAGTCCTGGAAATCTGGAGCTATCAGTGCGGGGCAGTACCGTAATGCCATGCGTTACCTGCCCATGCAAATGACGGATATTGTGACTTCACTGGCCTCCGGTATGCCGGTTTATATGGTCGCTATCCAGCAGGGCGGACAGCTGCGTGATTCCTTTGGCGGAGTGGGTAACGCGCTAAAAGCGATGTTATCCATGGTAACCCCGGCACGTGTTGCGATTGGTGGTCTGGCTGGCGCTGTACTGATTGCGGCAAAAGCGGGATCGGACTACTTCACAGCCTATGACGAAATCAATAAAGCTGTCATCCGCACCGGAAACATTGCCGATACGTCAGCGCTACAGATTATGGCATCCTCCCAGTCAATCTCTGCTTCAACCGGGGCTACGGTGGGCACTGTCCAGAGTCTGATGACAGAGCTGGTTGGTATCGGCTCAATGACCCTGCAACAGCTTAAGAAAGCTACCAAAGCGACAGCGCTGGCAGTTGAAACTGGTATTGTTTCGGCTCAGGACATTACCAAGGCTTATAAGGATATCGATAAGGATCCGGTTAAGGCTCTTCAGAACCTTAATGAGCAATTCAACTTTCTCACCGTTTCACAGCTTAAGCACATTGACGAGTTAGTTAAGCAGAAAGACCAGACCGCTGCCGTTACTCAAGCTATGGATTTGTTTGGCGACACGATGGCAGAGCGCGGAGAGCAGGCTTACGACTCGCTGACGCCATTTGGCCGCCTGTGGCTTGATATCAAGGGATGGGCGTCTGAGGCAATGCAGAGCATCGGTCAGTGGGTAGCTGAGCTGGCATCAAACACGCTAAAGGAATTTAACGCAATTTATTACAGCGTTGCGATAGTTTTCCAGAAGCTGAACCAGATTATTTCTTCTTCTATCGCGGCTGCGATTAATCTCGTTCCTGACTGGGCGAAAACTGATACTTTGCAGGGATGGCAGGACTATAACGAACAAATGGCCGGCGCTTATGGTAACAGCGTGTCTCAGCTGAAAAAGGACTGGGACGCGGCTGACATTAGCGCAGGAAAGTACCTCGATACATCCCGAAAAATAAGCGCCGCGACCACTCAGAAGGATCGGGAAGCAGTCGCTTCGTTTGGCAAAAAAACTAAAACAGGAAAACAGGGTACTGTATCGGCTGGCGACCGCAGTACTGACGCTGCTCAGGCCGAACTGCTGGCGCTTCAGGCGCAGTTGCGTGCTCTTCAGCAGCATAAAGGGCTGAACGACACTATCAGCCAGCAGCGCAAAGCTCTGTGGACGACTGAAGCGAAATTTCAGGTGCTGGAGGAGGCCTCGCGTTCACGTTCCCTGACAAAGCAGGAACAATCCCTGCTGGCGAGTAAAGACCAGGTGCTTCAGTTGGCACGGCAGAGAGCCCTGTTAGGTGATCAGATTACCGCACAGGACCAGCTGAACAAGCGAATGGATACCTCTCAGAAATATGTCACGCAGATGGCTGAGAAACAGGCTGCATTAGTGAACGGTGCCGGGATGAGTGACCGTCAGGCACAACGTGAACTCGCGAAAAGCCAGCTTGCCGCTGGCTGGAAGAATGCTGGAGGTTCACTTGACGACGAGGGCTATCAGAAGCAGCTTAAAGCGGCGAATGATTACTATGATGCAGAGGACCGGTTACGTGGCGACTGGCTGACTGGCGCGAAAAAGGGCTGGGCTGAATTTGAGGACAGCGCGACCAATGTTTACTCGCAGGTGCAGACTATTACCAGCAATGCGTTCACCGGGATGGCCAGCACGCTCACCGACTTTTTTACTACAGGTAAATCTAACTTCTCAGATTTCCTGTCTACCTTCCTGAAGGGCACCGCCCAAATGCTTACGCAGTTGGCATTGGTCAACGGAATGAAGTCTGCGTTTGGTGGAACCTCATTTGGTTCATTTTTCGGATTTTCTGATGGTGGCGCAGTCCCTGAGTTTGATACTGGCGGCTACACGGGGGATGGAGGTAAGTATCAGCCAAAAGGCGTGGTCCATGGTGGCGAATTCGTATTCACCAAGGAGGCAACCAGTGCGCTGGGTGTTGGCAATCTGTATGCGCTTATGCGTGGAGCTCAGGGGTATGCAAACGGCGGCTATGTTGGCCATGCCCCGATGTATGGGCTGCAATCTTCGGCAATTGGCGGTGTAACCGTTCAAACGTCCGTGGTCGTTCATAATCAGAACACTCAGCAGCAGGCATCTGGTAACAACGACGCTATTTCTCGGGCTTACAAACAGACTATCGATCAGTCTGTTCGTGCTGGAATTGCTAAGGAGTTGCAACCCGGAAGGTTGATATGGAACGCTATGAAAAGCCGTTGAAAAATTGATAGCAGTCCCTTGTTTGATCCTGCTATCACATGATTAATCATTTACGAGGCAGATACTTATGGGTTGTATATGTGCCACCCTTGTGTGAGGAGCCTTTCCCGTTTGTATAATGACCACGAGAACCTTTTGCATAAGTGATCGAAGGCGCCACAAGGATTAAAGAAAGAACGGCAACTAGTAGTGTTTTCATAAGAACTCGCTGTGTAGTGAAGTAGTGTAAAAGCCATTCAAATATACGTAATGAATAGGCAGTTGGAGAAAAAATTCTTTATACCACTAATTAAACTCAACCCGCTTCGGCGGGTTTTTTTATGCCCGGAGAAAGCATGGCAATCGAAACATTCACCTGGCGAACCCAGATACAGGCGGGAATGGAGGGAACGTTTAGCCATAAAACCCGCTCTGCAACCTTTGGCGACGGCTATGAGCAGATTGCCGGGGAAGGCATCAACCCTGAAAAGCAGTCATGGCCTGTAACCCTAACGGGCAAAAAAACGGACATGCTTCGGGCCCTAAAATTCTTTCGTTCTCACGTCACAAAGGCATTTATCTGGACATCTCCAGTTGGCGAAACTGGGCTCTACCGGATTGAGGCCGAATCAATCAAGTCACAGCCCTTATCCAGCAAAGTCATGACCATTTCTGCAACATTTAAACAGGCTTATGCACCATGATCACAGCCGACTATCAAAGCCTTGAGCCCGGCAACAAAGTCCGTCTTATCGAAGTTGATGGTTCTACTTTCGGCGTGGATGATGTACTGCGATTTCACGCGTACAACCTCCCGCACACAGAAGAAGAAATCGCAGCCGCTGGTGGCGATGAATCAAAGCTGAAGGCGAAAAGTATCTGGTGGCAGGGGGAAGAATATGCCGCCTGGCCGTATCAAATTGAAGGGCTTGAAGCCTCCACAGACGGCAACAGCGCCCAGCCAACGCTCACGGTTGCAGATATCGATAGCAAGATTACAGCGCTGTGCCTGGCTTATGACGATATGCTTCAGGCGAAAGTCACTATCCATGACACTTTTTCACATTATCTCGATGCGAAGAACTTCCCAGCAGGTAACGCAACAGCTGATCCGCAACAGGTCAGAAAACGAGTTTTTTACATCGATGGCAAAAGCAGCGAAATTCCGGGCGAAAGTATCGAATTCGTACTCGATAGCCCAATGTCGTTGCAGGGTAAGATGATCCCCACGCGGCAGCTTCATTCCCTATGTACCTGGTGCATGCGCAATAAGTACCGCACTGGCGACGGCTGCGACTATACCGGTACGCGCTATTTCGACAAAAACAACAACCCGGTAAGCGATCCGTCACTGGATGAATGCAACGGCACGCTGACGGCCTGCAAACTTCGGTTCGGCGAAAATAACCAACTCTCGTTTGGTGGATTCCCAGGAACGTCGCTGATCAGGAGCTGATATGCGTCAGAAAACAATTGATGCGATTATGGCGCATGCTGCCGCTGAATATCCTCGTGAGTGCTGTGGTGTGGTGGCGCAAAAAAGCCGTGTTGAACGTTATTTTCCGTGCCGGAATCTTGCCTCGGCGCCGGAGGAAAATTTTGTCCTCTGCCCGGAAGATTACGCAGTTGCTGAGGACTGGGGTACGGTGATCGCCATCGTTCACAGCCACCCTGACGCCACTACGCAGCCGAGCGAACTGGATAAAGCGCAATGCGACTCAACGCTTTTACCCTGGCATATCGTGAGCTGGCCAGAGGGGGATTTACGCACCATCCAGCCGCGCGGAGAGCTGCCGCTGCTGGAGCGTCCTTTTGTGCTTGGTCACTTCGACTGCTGGGGGCTGGTAATGAGCTATTTCCGGCAAACGCATGGTATCGAACTCCACGATTACCGGGTTGATTATCCCTGGTGGGAAAACGACTATCCTGACAACTTCTATCAGGATTGCTGGTACGAGTGCGGATTTCGTGAATTCGACGGGCCGCCGAAACCTGGCGATATGGTGATCATGCAGGTTCAGGCTGATAAGTGGAATCATGCGGGGATTCTGCTGGAAGGCAACATGCTGCTGCATCACCTTTATGGGCATCTGAGCCAGCGCGTACCTTATGGCGGCTATTGGCTTGAGCGCACAATGAAAATATTGCGGTTTAAAGACTGTTTCTGATAACCGCCTGTGACAGTTTTTTATGGGGGAAAAATGGCTGCATTACTCAATGTTGAGCCTGTCCGCACAATTCGATTGTACGGCGTGCTAGGTGCTACCTTCGGGCGTGAATATCGTTTATCAGTAGCTTCACCAAAAGAGGCCATCCGCGCCCTGAGCGTTATCGTGCCGGGTTTTGAGCGTTTCCTGAATACCAGTAAACAACGAGGTTTAACTTATGCGGTATTCAGCGGGAAACGAAACCTCTTAAACGATGAGCTCAGTATGGACAGGAGCACAGAGGAAATCCGCATCGCGCCGGTGATCATCGGCAGTAAGCGAGCCGGGGTGTTTCAGACAATCCTCGGGGTTGCCCTTGTCGCTGTTGCTGCGTTCGTCACGGGAGGGGCCGCGATAGGGATTGGTGGTACCGCTTTCGCTGGTGGATGGGGCGCTGTGGCGGGGATTGGGGCATCAATGGCGATCGGCGGCGTAGTCCAGATGCTTTCTCCACAGACTACCGGGCTCGCCAGTAAGCAATCTGCGGATAACCAAGCCAGCTATGCATTTGGTGGCGTGACGAACACAACCTCGCAGGGAAACCCTGTCCCCATTCTCTATGGTAAGCGGCGAATCGGCGGCGCTGTTGCTTCTGCCGGGATTTACGTAGAAGACCAGCAATAACAAATATTTGTCAATCAGGCCACCTTCGGGTGGCTTTTTTTATGGGCGCGATATGGCTAAAACAATTACCGGACGTAAAGGCGGCAGCTCGAGTTCCCGCACTCCCGTCGAGCAGCCCGATGATCTCCAGTCCGTTGCGAAAGCGAAAATCCTGATGGTTCTCGGCGAAGGGGAGTTTGCTGGTGGGCTGACCGCGAGGGATATCTATCTTGACGGCACACCTTTACAAAACGCTGATGGTTCCGAGAACTTCAGCGGTGTCGTGTGGGAGTTTCGCCCAGGGACACAGGCTCAGGATTACATTCAGGGGATACCTGGCACAGAAAATGAAATCAGCGTCGGTACCGAAGTATCCAGCGAAACAGCCTGGACGCATACCTTCACCAATACGCAGCTTTCAGCGGTTCGCCTGCGCCTGAAGTGGCCATCTCTTTTCAAACAGCAAGATAACGGGGATTTGGTAGGGTATTCCATCAACTATGTGGTGGAGCTTCAGACGGACGGTGGTAGCTGGCAAAAGGTCCTTGATACTAATGTGACCGGGAAAACCACATCCGATTATGAACGCAGCCATCGCATCGATTTACCGAAAGCTGGCAGCACCTGGACCATCAGACTGCGCAAAATTACCGCTGACGCAAACAGTGCCAAAATTGGCGACACGATGACGCTCCAAAGTTATACAGAGGTCATCGATGCCAAACTGCGCTATCCAAACACAGCTCTGTTGTACATTGAGTTTGATTCCAGCCAGTTCAATGGCTCTATTCCACAAATTGCCTGTGAACCACGTGGTCGTGTCATCCGCGTACCGGATACTTACGACCCGGAAACAAGAACTTATAGCGGTACGTGGCTTGGGACATTCAAATGGGCCTGGACAGATAACCCTGCGTGGATATTCTACGACCTGGTGGTTAGCGACCGTTTCGGGCTTGGGGATCGTCTCACAACAGCGAACATAGACAAATGGACACTTTACCAGGTTGCACAGTATTGCGATCAGATGGTGCCGGATGGCAAAGGCGGAAGTGGCACCGAACCACGTTATACCTGCAACGTATACATTCAGGAACGCAACGACGCTTATACGGTCCTGCGTGATTTTGCTGCTATCTTCCGCGGGATGACCTACTGGGGCGACGACCAGATTGTTGCGCTGGCGGACATGCCGAGGGATGTTGATTTTACATACACGCATGCGAACGTTATCGATGGCCGGTTTACCTATTCCAGCAGCACCACAAAGAACCGTTATACCAATGCGCTCGTATCCTGGTCTGATCCTGATAACGCCTATTCTGATGCGATGGAACCTGTTTTTGAACAGGCGCTGGTTTCGCGTTATGGTTTTAATCAACTTGAGATAACAGCTATTGGTTGTACCCGGCAATCGGAGGCGAACCGAAAGGGGCGATGGGGGATCCTCACCAATAACAAAGATCGCGTTGTTACTTTCAATGTAGGGGAAGACGGTAACATTCCACAGCCTGGCTATGTAATTGCTGTAGCCGACCGAAATCTTTCCGGACGTGACCTTGGCGGCCGTGTTTCTGTGGTGAATGGTCGTGTTTTGACGCTGGACAGGGCACCGGATGCATCTTCGGGCGACAGGATGATTGTCAATCTGCCATCAGGGGTTTCGCAGTCACGCACCATCCAGTCGATAAGGGGCAATAAAGTAACCGTTACGACTGCTTACAGCGAAACGCCTGTGGCTGAGGCCGTATGGGTCATTGAGTCTGATGAGCTCTACGCACAGCAGTATCGCGTTATTACGGTAACTGATAATAATGACGGCACGTTCACAATCGTCGGTGCAAATCACGATCCGGATAAATTCGATCGCATTGATACGGGAGCCATCATTGACCAGCGGCCGGTGAGCGTGATCCCGCCGGGCAACCAGTCGCCGCCTGCGAACATCGTGATCAGCTCGTTTTCTGTGGTACAGCAAAATATCAGCGTCGAAACGATGCGCGTGAGCTGGGACCAAGCGCAGAACGCTATCGCCTATGAAGCGCAATGGCGCCGCAACGACGGGAACTGGGTTAACGTGCCGCGCAGCTCCACCACGTCATTCGACGTCCCCGGGATTTATGCAGGGCGCTACCTAGTGCGCGTACGCGCAATCAATGCCGCAGAAATCTCGTCCGGATGGGGCTATTCAGAAGAGAAAACGCTGACGGGTAAAGTGGGCAACCCACCGAAGCCGGTCGGCTTCATCGCTTCTGAAAACGTGGTATTCGGTATCGAGCTGAACTGGGGATTCCCCGCGAATACCAACGACACGCTGAAGACGGAAATTCAGTACAGCCTGACCGGGACGGAAGACGATGTGATGCTGCTGGCAGACGTACCCTTTCCGCAGCGCAAGTATCAGCAGATGGGCCTAAAGGCAGGGCAAATTTTCTGGTACCGCGCGCAGCTGGTGGACCGCAGCGGAAACGAATCAGGGTATACAGACTTTGTGCGCGGGCAAGCCAGCATCGATGTATCCGACATCACCGATGCAATCCTGGAGGACATGAAAGGCTCCGATACGTTCAAAGACCTGATCGAGAACGCGGTGGACAGCAATGAAAAAATTGCTGGCATGGCTAACGACATCAAACAGGCCAACGACGAACTGGAGCAACAGGCGCAGAAAATTGCCCAAAATGCCCAGGATATCGGAAAGGTTCAGACCAACGTTACAAACCTGTCGAGCAAGGTAGGAGATGTGTCTTCTTCTCTGAACGAGCTTGAGCAGACAGTGGCGACGGCCGATACCGCGCTGGGTCAGCGTATCGATAGCATCAACGTGTCTATGGACGGCATGGCGGGGGGAGTGAAGAACTCCGCCATCGCGATTATTCAGGGCAACCTGGCGCAGGTGGCGGCGCGCAAAACACTGTCTGCATCGGTCGCCGGTAACAGCGCGCAGCTGGACCGCATTGATGAGGTGATCGTCAACGAGAAGGAGGCAACGGCGCGTTCGCTGCTGAGTTTGCAGACTGACGTGAACGGCAACAAGGCATCCATCAACAGCCTGAACCAGACGTTCTCGGACTATCAACAGGCTATGGCCACGCAGGTAAACGGCATCACGGCGACCATCAACGGGCATACGTCAGCCATTACCACTAACGCTCAGGCCATCGCGAACGTTAATGGTGATCTGAAAGCGATGTATAACATCAAGGTTGGCGTCGCCAGCAATGGACAGTATTACGCCGCAGGGATGGGGATCGGCGTCGAGAACACGCCATCCGGCATGCAGTCACAGGTCATCTTCCTGGCTGACCGCTTCGCCGTAACGCACCAGGCCGGAGCCACGGTGACCCTTCCGTTCGTTATCCAGAACGGGCAGGTAATTATCAGGGATACGGTAATAGGTGATGCCACTATCACGCGAGCGAAACTGGCTGAAACCATCAGCTCGGTTAACTACGTTCAGAATCAGGCTGGCCTGTCTATAAACTTTAGGACGGGCACGCTTGAAAACTACGGTTCAACCGCGGGGGAAGGGGCGATGAAGCAGACTAATCAGACGATCAGTGTCAAGGATGCCAACAATGTGTTGAGGGTGCAGATCGGGAGAATCACGGGAACATGGTAACGGGAGGCCTCTTACGGGGCCTCTTTGTTTTTCAGGAGAACTGGATGGCGGAATATGGTGTTCAGACATGGGACGCATCAGGCAAGGTAAACAACTATGGCGTTAAGCCTGTCAGCGTTTGTGGCTATCTCCAGCTGGCCCAGAACCAGAAAACAGGCTCTTACACCGTAGCGCTTCCACCGGGTTGCAGGCTGACCTATTTTCAGAGCATGAACGGCGATCAGTTTGGTACGAGTCGGAGGAAGATCACCATTTCGGGGGGAACAGCAACAGTGTCAGCAGTAGGCGATACCGACTACTCAGCAGGGACTGAGCCTGCGGCAGCGGCTTATCTCATTTTCCAGATCGAGAGGGCATAAATGGCGGAGTATGGCGTTTTACTGACGACCACGAGCGGGGAAGTATGGGTGACCGCTAACAGCTCGCCAATCGCTCTTCAGGCGCGAAAGACAGCGGTACTTCAGGGAACATCGGGGTTCAATACCAAAGTGACGCACACATTCCCCGCAGGTCAGCCTGTTGTCGCCTTCGTTCATTGCACGGTTGAGGTCGAAATAACTCAGACGATAAGCGGGAACACCATCACGATTGATTTTCTCAGACCGAATGCAACCGGCACAGCGTACGTTTATTTTTTCTCTATTTTCCCGCAGACAAAGCCAGACTACGGGCTGGCTGTGTGGGATGCATCAGGGACGCTGATTTTAACAAACGAAACGCGCACGCTGAGCGATGTTGTCACCCTCGGTACCGCCGGGGTGGATGCCAGCTCAGGATACAACATCAATACAACTCTGGCGGGGAAGTGGGCCTGTATGCCTGCCATGCTGGGGCTAATTACCGGGGTTGTATCGGCCGGCGGTCAGCCGCAGCCCTACTCGGCCATATACAAGAGCATGGCAAAGCTTGAGGGAAGCAATACTCGAATATTCGCCAGGCCGCAGACAACCCCCGGCGGCAACCTTCAGAACGTCGCGTATTCGAATCTGAGGAACGTGATTATGGCCATTAACTGCGCCAATTATGATTGATCGTTTTTAGCGATCAATTTTGAATAATTGATCTATCAAATCAATTATATCCCATTGATTCATATTGTTATTGTGTAACTTCATGAATGCCCTGGGATATAACCACTATGAAAAATATGATTCTTTGCCTGGCGGTAGCGGTATTGCTCTCCGGTTGCGCTGGCGTTATTGAGAAGCAGCAACCCGTATGCACCGGAACAGCCCTGGTCGGCGGACAGGAAAGCAGCGTCCAGATCTACGGAGTCCGTAAACAAAACAATCAGACACAGTACCGCGCCGGTTATCCCTTTAACTGGACCTGGGTGAGCGCCAACACATTCACCAGCACCACCTGCCAATAACTCATTCTGTCTCAAAACAAACCCCGCTCCGGCGGGGTTTTTTATTGCCTGGAGAAAATATGCTTTATAACACTGGCACCATCGCCATTAACGGAAACACCGCAACCGGCACCGGCACGAACTGGACGGCACCGGCCAGCCAGATTCGGGTTGGCCAGACGTTGTTTGTTCTCTCTAACCCGGTACAGATGTTTCAGATCACGGCCATCAACAGTGCGACGTCACTGACGATTACACCCGCAGCGTCTCCGGCGCTGAGCGGCCAGAAGTACGGCATTCTTGTTACTGATAGTCTCTCGGTCGACGGCCTGGCGCAGAGCATGTCTCAGCTCATCAAAGAGTATGACGAGAACATCGGCGCGTGGGAGACGTTCGCCACCACCTCAGCAAACCAGAACATCACCGTTACCATCAACGGCACCGCCGTAACCATCCCAGGCATCGGTAAACTGGCTCAGAAAGGGAGCAATGGGGCGGTTGGAGTTTCTGACGGCGGGACCGGAGCAACGAATGCCGCTGACGCTCGCACAAACCTCGGT